ATTTTCAAGCTGCTACAAGAAAAGAGAAAGCATAGAAGATGACGGATTTCACCACATTTTAGAAGATGCGATAGTAAAGTTTGATGAAGTGTTTATGTCAATTATAAATTACTTAGAAGATATCTACGAGATAACAGAGGTTAAAACATTCTCCGGTAGTAAGGGTAACTTTAGGAAATACATTTCACCAAAGTATAAAGCAAATAGAAATTACAATGCTTTGCCGCCTTTGTTAAATGATATGCACGAATTCGTAAAAGAAGAATATAATTCTATCTGGGGTTATGGCTGTGAAACTGATGACGTAGTAGCAAAGTATTGGTTTGAACTATCTAAGTCAATAGGTAGAGATAATGTAATAATAGTATCAATAGATAAAGACTATAAACAATTCCCTTGTCTAATGTATAACTATCATTTTAAACACAAAGTTATCTATGACATCACAGAAGAAGAAGCATTGTATAACTTCTACGAACAGATGATAATAGGAGATACAGCAGACAATGTAAACTACTGCAAAGGTTATGGTAAGAAATACGCAGAGAAGTATTTAAGTGACTGTAGAACAAAATATAGTTATGTAAGAAAGATATACGAATTATTTAAAATAATATACAAAGGAAAAGCAAGACAGAAATATGTAGAGTGCTGGAATCTTTTAAAACTAAAAACAGAATAAAATGAAAAAAATAAGTACATTATTTAAAAAAGACCCTAATGATTTAGGTAAAGTAATTAATGAAATAAATCCAGAAAATCAATGGGCATTCAAGTATGGAGTGCCTACAAGGAAATTTGACGGCACAAGTTGCGTTATTATTGATGGAGAAATCTATAAAAGATATGACGTTAAAAAAGGCAGGCAAATTCCTTACGGTGCAATCGCTTGTCAAGAAGCTGATTTAATTACAGGACATCACCCACATTGGTTAAGGTGTGATAGAATGGAAAAATCAGATAAATATTTCTTTGAAGCTTTTGATGAACAAGAAGAATGGCAAGATGCTACTTATGAATTATGCGGAATTAAAATACAAGGCAACCCTGAGAAAATAAATGGGCATCAATTAATTAGACACGGATGTGAAGGATTATATTTAAAAGATTACACTTTTGAATATTTAAAAGAATATTTATCAAATCCAAATAATGATATTGAAGGAATTGTTTTTCATCACAAAATAGATGGCAGGATGTGTAAATTAAGAAAATCTGATTTTGGAATTAAAAGATATAGTTAAAAGTTAATAAAAAGTTAATTACTTGCATAAATACAATTAAATATTACCTTTACAGAAAAATAAAACAAAATGGAAATAACTAAAAGATTATTAGAACTTACGCAAGAGCATTCAGGAATAGATGTAACAGTAAAGAGAAGACACAGAGACTTAGTAGAAGTAAGAGCGTTATACTGTCACGTATTTAAGGAGATACAACCTAGCAAAACATTAAAATTTATAGGAGACACAGTAGGACTTAACCACGCAACAGTAATACACGCATTAAAGCAATATTACTTTTACGAAAAATATAATCCTCATTTAAAATTTATAAAGACAATTATTATAAGTAAAATTAAATCTGAAACAACATTAGATTATTACATTAATGAAGTAACATTAGACGTTAAAAAAATACTTTTAAATAATAGAGAAAATAAAGAAGGATATTTATTTATGCGTAAGATTAAATTACTAATAGAAGAATACAATAAGCCGGAAGAGTGGTATGAAGAAGCACTAGAGCAAAGAATGAACATAATAGGGCAAAACGGAAACGACGGAGAACATTATAACTAACAAAATGGAACTAAAAAGACTATACAGAAAAAGAGATAAACTATTATCAACTTGTGAGAACAACGAAGAACTAAACGAAAAGATAAGAGCATTGCAAAAGTTAATGTATTGTTAAATAAAGTAATGATTGTTGAATTATAAACTATATTTACAGAAAAATAAAAGTTATGAGAAAAGGATATACAGTTAGAACAGCTTGGGAATGTGGTTTTGGTGATAAAGTTATAGTACTTGCTAATCTTCCATTTAGCAATGAAGTTATTAATTTTCCCTTTGTTAAGTTTAGCAAAGAAGAAAAAACGAAAACAGATATAGGAATGTGGAGAGTAAAACAATTAAAAAAATAGTTATGAAAATATCAGAATTACCAGAAGAAGTAAGAGAGTTAGCTATAAAATACAGTAATGAAACTAAAGGTGGGGTAAATTATACCGATTCTTTAGGCGGGGCTTTTTATTTTGATGAAACTAAAGAAGGATTTGAATATTGGGATAAATGGAGAAGAAAAGAAGCTGTAAAACAAGAGCCTAAACACTACGACAATAGCAAAGGATCACTATACAAGTTTTGCGAAGACCACGAGCTTAATTCTTATGAGTTTGATATAATTAAACGTGTAATGCGATGCAGAAAGAAAGGTTTGTTTTTAGAAGATTTAGAAAAGACAAAGTTTGCGATTGATTTGTATATTAAAGAACAACTAGAAAAAAATAAATAATATGAAAATATCAGAATTACCACAGGATATAAAAAAATTAGCATTGTTAAGACAGCAACAAGAAAAAGACATTATTTTTTCCAAAACAGAAGACGACTTAGATGAGGCTTTTTACTGGAGAGGCACAGAAGAAGGAAATGGTTTTTGGGAACATTGGGATAATAAAGAAGCTGGAACAATAGAGTATAAAAACTACGACGATGTAATTGCTATAATAGAAACTAAGATAGCTTATATGCAGAGTGTAGATGCTGAAATGTTCTATTTAACAATAGGCGTTTTAAAAGACTTAATTAGAGAAATAAAAGAGATATGACAGCAAAAGAAAAGGCATTAGAATTAGTGCAAAGATTTGAAATATACGCAGATTACCACGAATGCGATGCATTTAGCGAAAGACAACGGATGAGATTTAACGCTTTAAGTATTGCTTTAATTACAGTTAAAGAGATTATAGAAGAACATTTATTTGACGGTACAAATACTTACGTACAGAAAAGAATAGATTACTGGGAAGAAGTTAAGCAAGAGATTAAACAACTATAAAAAAAACTTATTATTTAATTATAATATTTATTAATTATGCAGGAGAAAAAAGATAATAGAGGAGGCGCAAGAAAAAACGCTGGAAGAAAGATTGGATTAGGGTTATCTTATACGATACAAAAAGAATGCTCTGTATTAATTGAAAGACTTTTACAAGATGAGTTGTTTAAGTCTAAAGCCATTCAGCAAGTGTTAAAGATTAATGAAGAACAACAAGAAGATTATTTTTACATATTAAAATCAAATGGAAGCTATAAGTTTGGTTACTCATCTAACTTTAAAAGCAGGCTTAAAATGTACAGGACTCATAACATTGATGTTAAAGTAATTTTACTTTTAAAATCTAAAGGTTGTTTTGAATTAGAATCTGATATGCTTTTAAAATATGACAGTAATAGGATAGGTTATACTGAATGGTTTAAATTTGATGAAGAAGAAATATTTAACGTACTAAATCACGTAAACACAATTAACTATGGAGGATAAAAGAAAATACAACGGAGGTCACAAGACAGCCGGAAGAAAATCTAAATCAGAAGAAGTACAACTACTAGAGAAGTTAGGGGCGTTAGAGCCCTTAGCTTTTTTGGCATTAGAAAAAGGATTAGAGAAAGGAGACTTTAAATTTACACAGTTATTTTATAACTACTACGCTGGTAAACCTAGAGAGACAAAAGAAATAACTTTAACAACTGAACAGCCTATATTTAATCTAGGCGAGTTAGACGAGATATAATATGGAATTCATAGTAACTACTTCAATAAGAAAGTTAGCACGTTTAAAGAACCGTATTAAGGTTGTAAGAGGTGGTACATCTGCTGGTAAAACATTTGGAATATTACCTTTGTTAATTGATAAAGCAATGCGTGAACCTATGCTTGAAATTAGTGTAGTCTCTGAATCTATTCCGCATTTACGTAGAGGAGCGTTAAAAGATTTTTTAAAGATAATGATGTCATTAGGTAGGTATAAAGATGACCAATTTAATAAGTCAACATTAAAATATAATTTTCAAAACGGTTCTTACATAGAATTTTTTAGTGCTGACCAACCTGATAAATTAAGAGGAGCTAGAAGAAATATACTGTACGTAAATGAGTGTAACAATATAGAGTTCGACGCATACTATCAGATGGCGATACGAACCTCTGGGGACGTATGGTTAGACTATAATCCTGCATCTACATTCTGGGTTGATAAAGAAATTTTAACACAACCTGACGTAGATTTTATAACCTTAACTTATTTAGATAATGAAGCCTTATCTGACACTATAATAAAAGAAATAGAATCAGCTAAGGTAAAAGCATTAACATCTACCTACTGGGCTAATTGGTGGCAAGTTTACGGACTAGGACAAACAGGAAGTTTAGAAGGTGTGTGTATTACTGATTGGAATGAAATAGACTTACCATCTGACGCAAGAATATTATGTGCCGGAATGGATTTTGGTTATACAAACGACCCTACAAGTTTAGTACTAATGTATAAATATAATGATGCGTATATCTTTGATGAGGTAATCTATAAAAAAGGATTGCTAAATAGCGAGATAAGTAATTTACTAAAATCAAATAACATTATAGATATAATCTATGCAGATAGTGCAGAACCTAAATCAATCGCAGAGTTAAAATCATACGGTCATCAAGTACTTCCTGTGTCTAAGGGGAAAGACTCAATCACATACGGTATAAGTTTAATCAATCAAAATAAGATATACGTAACTTCCAGAAGTAAAAACTTAATTAACGAACTACGCAACTATATTTGGCTTACAGATAAATCAGGAGTTAAGATGAACAAACCTATTGACGCTTATAACCACGCAATCGACGCAATGAGATACGCAATTATGAGCCAACTAGAGAACCCAAACAAAGGAAGTTATTATATTTACTAATGTTAAAAAAATTAAACTTATAATAAAATCAGGGGTGCGACTGTAACGCATTTTTATTATGGAATTATCAGATAAAATATTATTCGGAATACTTGGATTTAAGCCTTTTGAATTAAAAAAAGAATCTTTAGAGATTAAATATATGATAGATTGTGATAAATTATCATTTGCAAGATGGTATTTATTTATCCATAAACAGACTGACGATTTTGATAAATGGTCTGATGATGAAATTATTTTAATGTATAAAAAAGATAGGGATGAAATTTCTATAAGAAGATTTAAATGACATACGGAGAGATAATAGCTAAGATACAAATATACATTCATCACGTTAAGAATGTAGAGATTGAAATAAATCTACCTCGAAACGTAGGAGAAATAAAAAAGATGCAAGCAATGTATAAGATTGCTGAAGAGTATTTTAAGCGTTAATGTTTTGTTAAATAATAGATAGTCTATAAAAGTTAGCTATATTTGTGACTAATTATAAAATTAAATAGGATGAGTGTAAAAGTAAGTTTAAGTAACGAAGTAAGTAAGGATAAAAGTTTTCCTAAATTAATGATTTCGGGTGAGTTAATTGTGTTCTTTGTATACGAAGGGGCTGGTGTTGTACTTCGCATAGAAGGCGATTACAAGTTGGGTGAATATAGACAGAGTTTTTATATGTATTACTTTACAGACTACGAAGGTGCAATAACTTTAATAAACGAATAAGATGAAAATTAGAGATAAAATAGGTAGAGATTTTGAAGTGTCAAAATTAGATAAAGATAATGAAGTAGAGTTTAATGTAGACGGAGCTGGTAATTATGTAACATCTTACTTAAACATAAGTGAAACTATAGAGTTAATTAAATTCCTGCAAGAGCAAGTAGAAACCTTTAACAATAAGATGATATGAAAAGATTTAAAGTGGAAGGATGGTACAGGTTACACGATGAGAAAGATTTTGATACATTAGAAACAGAAGCTGTAAATTTAGAAGATGCTTTATGTAAATTTTTAGATTTTTATTGTATGTTAGGTTATTACAAAATAGATATAAAAGAAATGTTTTAATAGTTATTTAATTTGGTTAATTAAGACTTACAGAGATGTAGGTCTTTTTTTTGTTTAATACAATTCTGGTTTTATTTTATTATTATAAAAAACATTTATGAAATTTAAGATAAGCATACCGACCGAACTATCAGAGATAAAACTATCACAGTACCAGAAGTTTTTAAAGGTCGCTAAAGACAATCAGGAATCGGAATTCATTAACCAAAAAATGGTTCAGATATTCTGCGGGATAGAGTTAAAGTCCGTCTCTGAGATACGCTATAAAGAGGTAGTAGAGATAACTAATTCTTTGGGTAAAATGTTTGACGTGTCATCACATAAGTTTGTGCAGCGGTTTAAGATGGGAGGAGTAGAGTTTGGATTTATACCTAACTTAGAAGATATATCATTTGGCGAATATACAGACCTAGATACCTACATAACTGATTGGGACCAGATGCATAAGGCAATGGCAGTATTATACAGACCAATAAAAAAAGAGGGCTTAAACGGGTCGTATGAGATAGAGAAATACAACGGTTCTAATACTTATTCTGATGTAATGAAACACGCACCACTTAATGTTGTCTTAGGTGCTAATGTTTTTTTTTACAATTTAGGGAACGAATTATTAC